CATGACAGAAATAATGGTTAAGCCAGTTGATATTGGTCGCAAAAGTTTCTTTAATGCAGAGCCTCCACATAGCAGACTAGCCGAGATCAATTTAGCTCACTGGCGGTCGCAATCCGATCAAGCTAATATTATGCACCATGCTCGCGCACCAATGAAATATTTTCATGGTTATAGCAGAGAAGATTTGCAAGCATTTACTGAGGGTGCTGGATATGCTTTTTGGTCTAGTAATGAAAACGCTAAAATAGGTGTTGTTGAACATTCGGGTGCGGCAATAGACGCTGGTCGGACAGAATTAAAAGATATGGAGTTTCAGATGCAAGCAATGGGACTACAGCTTATTGTTTCGCGTTCTGGTACAACAACAGCAACTGGCGACATGATTGACGAGAATAAAATAAATAGTCGGTTGTCAATGTGGGCTGACACTCTAAAAGATAGTTTAGAAACGTGTTTTAGTTGGATGGCAGATTTATCCAATATAAATGCTGAAATAGAAATAACAATAAATAAAGATTATTCAGCAACTGCAATGAGTCATATTGATATGGACTCGCTAAATAAAATGCACTTAGCCGGAGTAATATCTAAGCAAACTTATATAGAAGAAGCAAAAAGGCGTGGTATATTAGCTGAAAATGTTGATGCAGAAGATGAAATAGAAATGGTTGCAGATCAATCAATGGATATGCCAGACGATGTCATTATCTGATGATATAGCCGATGCGACAATACGTCATCAAATATATTTACAGCGTTATAAATCTAGCGTTGTAAAACAAATATTAAAATTGCTGGATAATGTTGAAGGCGATATTGTATCTGACTTAGCTAGAAGGGATTTACAAAAGCTAACGCCTAAACAATTAGGTGGCCTTTTAACTAATCTAAAACGCAAAATTAAAACAGGTTATAAACCTTTAATAGATAAACTATCTGACGAGGTAAAAGAGTTAGGTTCGTATGAAAAGCAATTTCAAATGAATATGTTTGATAAATTAATACCTTTAAATTTAAGTTTAATATCACCAAGTAATGAACAGATTTATGCGGCCGCTAGAGCAAGACCGTTTCAAGGTTTATTATTACGAGAGTGGTATAACGGAATGCCAGATGGAACATTTAGACGAGTTAAGTCGGCTATTTCGCAAGGATATGTTGAAGGGCAAACAACACAGCAAATTATAAGAACAATTAGGGGAACTAGAGCGCAAGCTGGTATCATAGAACAATCACGACGAGGAGCAGAGGCAACTGTTAGAACTGCTCTTGCACATACTGCAAACGTAGCTAGAAACGAAATATACAGAAGGAATCAATCTCGCATTAAAGTTGTTCAATGGGTATCAACTTTAGATGGTAGAACAAGCGCAATTTGTAGAGCATACGATGGTAAAGTATTTCCACCTAAATCTGGGGCAAGGCCACCAGTGCATATTAATTGTAGATCAACAACAATTGCAGTCTTTAAAACAGCTAAACAATTACAGAAAATGTTAAAGATAAAGAAAGTGCCGGTGGCAACTAGAGCAAGTATGAACGGACAAGTGGCGGCTGATTTAAATTATAATGATTGGTTAAAAAAACAACCTAAATCATTCCAAGATGAAGTGTTAGGAAGAAAAAAGGGAGATTTGTTTAGGGCTGGTGTTCCAATGGATAGATTTATTGATAAAGCTGGAAATGAACTAACCTTAGACGAATTAAAAGAGCGAGAAAATTCATCGTGGGTCAAAGCTGGCCTGTAACTTAGCAAAAGAAGGAAATACAAATGGTTTTAAAATATACATTAGATAATCTAGAGGGAATAGATGAAAATGTGCAATCGTTATATAAGGAAGATAACGGCACGTTTAAATTACAAGTTAATGGCGTTGTTCCTCAATCAGAATTTGATGCAGTAAAACAAAAGTTAGTTGATGCAACTGAGGAAGCGGTTAGAAGGCGAAAAAGTAATGAACGCTGGCAACAATTAGGTGAGTCCCCTGATGTTGTCGAAGAATTATTAAAGAACAAACCACAACCATCAGAAGATCAAGAACGAATTATAACCGAAATAAAAGACAGTTATGAAGCAAAAATAAAAGCGGCTGATGAAAAAGTACACTCGCTTAATAAAAAAACAGCTATTAATGAATTAAAAGTAAGATTAGCAGAGCAAAATGTGTTGATTGCTGGTGTCGAGCCTTTAACTTTAATGGCACAAAACAGAATTTCATTTGACGATGATGGAAATGTTCGTATAATGTCAAAAGATAGTACAAATCCCCAAGCTGGTTCGGGGGCTAATGGATATGCAACAATATCCGATTTAGCAAAAGAATTAGTAGAGTCGGAAACTGGTCAGCTATTTGTAAAAGATGCTGGAGTTTCGGGTGGAGGCAAACCACCAGCGTCACAAGGCACTTCGCCTAATAAATCAAGCGTGACTCGTAAACAATTTGATGCAATGTCACAATATGAACGGTCACAATTCGCAAAAGATGGTGGAAGAGTCTTTGACGGCTAACACCTCATTAAAAGGAGCTATAAGACATGGCAAATGTTTTAACTGACTTAGCCGCAGACATTTATACAGCGGCTGACATCGTAGGTCGAGAACTAGTCGGCTTTATTCCAGCAGGGACTATTAATGCTAACAGCATTGAGACAGCCGCAGTTGGACAAACTGTTCGCTCATTCGCAACACGCGAAGCAACAGCAGTAACTATAACACCCTCAATGACTATTCCAGAAGGAACAGATCAAACGGTGGATAATAAAACACTCACTTTAACCAAACAAAGAGGTGTACAGATACCATACACAGGAGAAGATGTACGTTTTCTTAATGGTGGTGCTGGTTACGAAACTGTTTATGGGGATCAAATTGCACAAGCAATGAGAACTCTAGTAAATGAAATCGAAAGCGACCTTGCACTTGAAGCAAATCAAAATGCGTCAAGAGCTGTAGGAACTGCCGGAACAACTCCATTTGCATCAAACTTTGATTTAGTTGCAGAAGCACGTCAAATTTTAGCTGACAATGGTATGCCAACAAATGACAACAGAACATCGTTAGTTATGAATACAGCGGCATCAACTAAGTTGAGAAACTTGGCACATCTACAACGTGTTGATCAAGCTGGTGGTAGCGAATTACTCCGACAAGGTGTTTTATTAGACTTGCAAGGTGTAATGATGCGAGAGTCTGCTCAAGTTGTTTCACATACAAAAGGTGCTGGAACTGGGTATCTAATTAACAATGGATCTGGCGAAGCGGCTGGACAAACAACACTCACATTAGACACAGGAACAGTTAATACAACTGGTATTGTTGCTGGTGATGTTGTTACATTTGCGGCTGATACGACAAATAAATATGTTGTCAATACAGGTCTAACCGCAGTTGCCGGTGATATTGTTATTGGTGATAATGGTTTACAAGTAGCAATTGCAAATAATAACGCAATGACTATTGGTAACAGTTTCACAGCAAACATAGTAATGCACCAAAAAGCAATGGAACTAGCAATGAGAGCACCAGCAAAACCAATCGGTGGTGATGCGGCTGTTGATGTGTTAGTTGTACAAGATCCAAATTCTGGTCTTGTATTTGAAATTTCTGTTTATAAAGGTTTCAGCAAAGCAATGATCCAAGTCGGATGTGTATGGGGCTATAAAGCATGGAATAGCGATGCAATCGCGATCCTAATGGGATAGTTAAATAATATGGTGAGGGGCTTTATTAGCCCTTCATCGATTTAATTATAACAATAGAAATAAAATATAGGATTTAGATATGGCAATTGTTACAACTGTTGGAGGAAGCACCACAAATTCGTATATAACTGTTGCTGAATATAGTGCTTATGCCGATAATTTTGGGTGGAATATTGGTGGAGATACAAGCAATCATGAAGATCAATTAAGACGAGCCGCAGTTTATATTAACAGAGTTTATAATTTTGTAGGCGATGCTCAATATCAAACACAAGCAATGGCATGGCCTAGATTAACAACTCTGCTCGTTGATGGATGGCCTATTGATCCAGATACTGTTCCACAAGATATAAAAGATGCACAAGCTGAATTAGCTTTTCTAGTTCATGGCGGTACGGATTTATTAGCAACTGTAACAGGTGGCGCAACAAGAAGAACAAAAAGCAAAGCTGGTGTTGTTGAAACCGAAACAGAATATGCCAGTTTCAGAGAGACTCCACGTTTTGTTGCAGTAGAAGGTTTATTATCACCGTATGTGGTGTTTGGTGGTTCACAAATTAAGGTGATGAGAGGGTGACAACAGTAGCGCAAATAGCAGACACTGCATTTGATAATGTATCTTTAGCAATAACAGATGCAATTAAGACTGCTAGTTTGTCTTATGTTTCAAACGGAAATTATAATTATGATACAGGAGCGTATGCAACAACAACAACTACAATAACAGGACGCTGTGTTATTGATAGCTCAACACCGTCTGATGATATCTTTCCAGATTATGTTTTAGGTTCGCATGAGCAAATGATGTTATTAGAAGGGTTTTCATCCGTTCCAGTTGAAGGATGGACTTTAACATTAGGCTCTAAAACATATACAGTTAAAAAAGTGCAAGATATTGTCGGGGCTGGGGCTATACAAATGATTGTAGCATTGGAAATACCAGCATGAGTTCACGAGATTTTATAATGCAAATAGACGCTGAATGGAAAGGCAAAGAAGAGGATATTTTGGAAGTATTTGCTGACGCAACGAATGATGCTTTAACAGGCATAACCTTAAAGGCTCCTGTTGATACAGGTCGTTTTAGAAGTAATATTTTAACGTCAATAGATGTTCCTGATATAACCACATTACCTAAAGTAACAATAAAAACAGCAAATGATGTTATTGCAGATGGTCAGCGCAAAATATATGGACGTAAAAGATTAACAAAATATTATATTCAAAATAATCTGCCTTATGCCATGAAATTAGAAAATGGCTGGTCAAAGCAAGCACCTCAAGGAATGATTGCAATAACAATGAATGAACTACAACACAAATATGATGGAATGATTATATGACTTTTCAACTAGAACGAAAGTCGATTGAGAAATATTTAGTGACGGCATGGGGAAACGCCACGCCTATTGGTTTGGATGAACATGAGTTTGAACCGATAGCAAATTGCCTTAAACTAAGTATTGTTAATGGAACAACTATGCAAGGCTCTATTGGTAGAACAGATAATAGGATAGAGCATTTAGGCAATGTGTTTATTAACATTTATACGACTGGTGGCGAAGGTTCAGCCACTTGGCGTGGTTATGCGGAAACTTTGATGGGTCTGTTTTTTAATAAACGATTAGATAATGCTGGTAATGTAGCATCAACTAATGAATTTATAAGATTTAGTCCTGTTAATCAACACCCATATATTTCTGGGACAATTTCTGATATACCTTTTAACATAGCAACCATAACCGCGCCATTCGTGCGCTATTCATATCAATAGGAGGCCAATATGACAGGCTCAGCATCAAACCAGCTTAGATCGGCTTATGTGGCCGAAAGCACCGCTGGAACTACACCTTCATCACCATCGTTTGTTACGAGTGATGTTCCAATATTAATAAACGCAACTCCGAATATTTACGAAAGTAAAACTCTAGCCGCTGGCGGTGCAAGGGCTGGAACAGGAGTATCAGGATTAGATGTTTCTGGAACAATGAGTGGAACATTTATTTATGGGAATTACGACACTTGGCTTGAGACATTATTTCAAGGTACATTTGCAACTAACGTGTTAAAAGACGCAAAAGTTGTAAAAACGGTAACTGTGGAGAATGCTATACCAGCCGGTGTTGGTGGGACAAATAC